TACAACATCAGTGTTACACTAAGTTTGTCTATGATGCACAAGGTAATGCAAAGCCCTTCGTAAGTTGTTACTAATGTTTGAGGGCGTTAAACAGGAAAAACTATCTGACGTTCTACTCTTTAAAGATGAGAGTAAGAAAGGTACAGAGTATCACGGAACAGTTCAATTCTATAATGGATTTGCATTGTCTATCATTAGGCACGAATCATCCTATGGCGGCAAGCAAGGATTGTTTGAGGTACAATTATACAAAGGTGGGTTGGATGGTTCTCCATACTCCCTGCCTCCTATTACAATTGAAGGCGATACCGTTCAAGGTTTCCTTACACAAGAACAAGTCAATGAAATCATAGACTTAACAAAAGACTTGCCTGCCTTCTAATAACTCTTCTCTCTGACTACCACTTCCTCTTTACGGTATAAATACTGTAAAGAGGATTTTTTATATGCATTCATATTTCATGGGAAGAGATGGCTTTACTTGGTTCATGGGTATCTGTGAAGATAGAAATGACCCAAAGGCATTGGGAAGAATTAGAGTTCGGTGTTTCGGTTATCATACTGAGGACTTGACTAAACTTCCTACACAGGATTTGCCTTGGAGTCAAGTTGTTCTTCCACCTACCGCACAACCAGGCTCACTTCCTAACATCACGCCAGGCCAATGGGTGTTTGGTTTCTTTCGTGACCCTGATATGTTACAAGAACCTATGGTGCTTGGTGTCATGGCAGGAATCAACTCTGCTGGTGCAGATACCAGAGAAGGTTTCGGTGATCCAAATGATGAGAGTGCGTTAGATACACAGGACAAGAAGTTCAAAGCAAAACCTGATTTTGGCCCATACCCAATCCTTGTCGGACAACCAGACACTTCTCGTTTGAGTTCTGGACTACTGGAAGATCATCCAGAGATTAAGGCAAGAGATGAAGCATATACCAAAGAAGTAAAGATTGCAAACGATGAACCAGACGATCCTAACAAGTGGGATGAACTTAGAACTACGGATGACTCCACAAGAGGACTAGACGCAGCTGGTACAAACCCTGAGACAGGCGAGACAAGAACTCCAAAGAAACGCAGAGGTGCAGAGTATCCCTACAATCATGTAAGGGAAACTGAAAGTGGTCACATACAGGAGTTTGATGATACACCATTTGCGGAGCGTATCTATGAGAAACATCGTACAGGAACTTTCTATGAGATTGATGCTGACGGTAATAAGGTTACTCGTGTCGTTGGTAACAACTATGAGATTATCGCAGGCACAGAGTATGTCAATGTCAAGGGTGATGTAAACCTTACAATAGATTCAAACTGCAATACCTATATCAAAGGTAACTGGAACATTCAAGTCGATGGGGATGTGAAAGAGGTCATCAAAGGAAAGATGACGCAAGAGGTCACTGGTGCGGTATCGGAAACTTACAAAGCAAATCAAACAACAAACATTACAGGTACACTAGACTTGGATGCTTCGTCTGAAGTAGACATTGATGCTGGTGTTATCAATCTGAACTAGGAGATAGTATGCCACCAGTAACAAGAGTTGGGCAGGATAGTCATGTAGGCCATGCAAGTCCTACACCGAATCCATTTCATAGTACAGCATACGCAACAGGTTCACCTAACGTATTGACAAATGGAAGTAAGACTGTACGCATAGGTGACGTAACTGCCTGTGGTGATCCAGCAACTGGTGGTTCTGGTTCTGTCTTTGTCAATGCTATTCCTGTTCATCGTCAAGGTGATGGAACAGGTGGACATGGTTCATGGGTGCCGAATGCATCTGCATCTGGTTCACCAAATGTGATAGCGGGTGGATAATGGCAAAACCAGATTACGCAACACTACTTCCATTGATTGCAGCGGAGACTGATCCAACAGCAAAGGCTGCATTGGAGGCACAATGTTTTGTTTTCAATGAACCACTAACCGCAGCAGAGGAAGAACTATTCGGATATGTAAACAACAACTATCTGTTATTCAATCCAGGCACAGAGGATAATAGTTTCAAGAGTTATGTGGGAGTATATTATAGTGACACAGGAGAAACAACATGACGTTGACTAAGAGATCAACAAAAGGTTCTGCGCTTACCTTCGATGAGTTGGATGGCAACTTTACGCATCTAGGACATGACGGAACTTATCATAGTGCTGGTGTTCGCATCGGCCCGCCTGGCACTGTATTGGAAATGCTTGCTGGACACGCAGACGGAAGAACTCTTGTTGGACACTCTGGTAGTTACACATTACAGAATGTTACTGGAGCGCAAGAACTAAACAACACTCACACAAGTATTGGACTTGACATTGATTACATTCCACCAACAGGAACAAAGACAGTATTATACGAATCACAGTTTCAAATCAGATTCAAAGATGCTGACCCTCTTCTACACTTCAAGGCAACATGGGATGGGAATGAATTAGAACCAAGTAGGTCAACATTCAGAATTAGAGCAGCTAATCATAATCATCAACTGATTTATAATCTATCTGTCGCCATAGAAGTGAATGCATCTAGTGTAGATATTCCAAAGGCAAGGATTGGCCCGTGGACAACTGCAAAAACTTTATCGTGGACAGCAAGAGAGTATGCTGGTACTCTTGAGGGAAGTTTACACACAACAAACAATTGGGATGGAACTGGAACAGACATATTCATATGCCCAATGTTGAAGATTACGGCGATAGCCTAGGAGAGAGATATGCACGAGTATAAGTGTAAGATAACAAGAGTGGTTGATGGTGACACAGTAGATGTTGATATCGACTTGGGGTTCGGTGTATGGATGCTCAAACAAAGGATTCGTATGTATGGTATTGACACACCAGAATCTAGAACAAGAGATTTAGAAGAGAAGAAGTACGGACTGGCTGCAAAAGACTTTCTTGTAAAGTGGACTAACGCAGGCGGACTTGTTCTCAAAACACATAAGGATGGTAAAGGTAAGTTTGGTAGGATACTTGGTGAGTTATGGTATGGTGAAGTAAACATCAATGAGAAGATGATTGAAGAACACCATGCAGTAAGATACATGGGGCAATCCAAAGAAGATATTGCAGAAGAGCATATCAAGAATAGAGCTTTCATTAATCTGTGAGTTTCGTTATAAATACAAATAGGAGAAACCTATGACTGCAAACCCAACTGCATATCGTGACGCTGAAGCGACAAATAATTCGGAGAGAAGTGGTCAGATTTTTAAAGATATAAATCTGAGTTTTGCTAAACATCCAACCACTGGCGATATTGCATTTCTTACTGACGTTGAGGCAGTCAAACGTAGTATTCGCAATCTGGTGAATACTAACTTTTATGAGAAACCTTTTCATCCAGAGATTGGTTCTAATGTTCGTTCTATTCTATTTGAACCTGTATCACCACTTGTTGCAGATGTTCTGGAAAGGAACGTAAGAGATGTTATTAATAACTTTGAACCAAGGGCCGAACTGATTGAAGTTTTGTCAGATGCTCAGATTGACAACAACAGATATGATGTAACTATTAAGTTCTATCTTGTCAACTCTGCTAGTGGAGTTCAATCGGTAAACTTATTTTTAGAGAGACTTAGATAAATGGCAACTAAACTACAGGTCACAGAGTTGGACTTCGATGATATCAAAGACAACCTAAAGACATACATGAAAAACCAAACAGAGTTTTCAGATTATAACTTTGAAGGTTCTGGACTTTCAACTATCATCGACTTACTTGCATACAATACTCATTACTTGGGTATGAACGCAAACATGGCTCTCAACGAGGCGTATCTTGATACCGCAACCCTTCGTTCTTCAGTTGTCTCTCATGCAAAGACTTTGGGTTATACTCCACGTTCCGCTCGTGCGCCTGTTGCTTATCTAGAAGTTACAATCAACAATTCTAATCTTACATCTATTTCAATAGATAAGGGAACTAAGTTTACTACACAGGTTGACGGAACAACCTACGCATTCGTAGTCAACGCAACAAGATCAGTGACACCAGTAAACGGTGTTCTTCGTTTTAGTAATCTGGAAGTTTATGAAGGAACTCTTGTCACGGCAAAGTATACAGTAGATAGTAATGATATCGAAAAGAAATATATGATTACTGACAATCGTGCAGATACAACTACACTAAAAGTTTCTGTGCAAAACTCAGCATCAGATATTAAGACAACAACCTATACACTTGCATCTGACATTTCACAAGTTACCGCAACATCAAATGTCTACTTCCTACAAGAGAATGAGGACGGTAGGTTTGAGGTTTACTTTGGAGATGATGTTGTTGGAAAGAAACCTACGGACGGTAATATCGTTATATTAGAATATGTCGTAACTAATAAAGAAAAGGCAAATGGTGCAAGCACCTTCTCTGGAACTTCTGTTGGCGGAGAAACTAATATTACTATTGCGACAACTTCTGCGGCCTCTGGTGGGGCAGAACCAGAAACAATTCAGTCAATCAAATACAATGCTCCTCTGGACTTTGCGTCACAGGGTAGAGCAGTCACCACTGATGATTATAAAGTTATCGTTCCTAAAGTGTTTGCAGACACACAGGCTGTTCAGATATGGGGCGGTGAAGATAATGATCCACCAGTATATGGCCAGGTTTTCATTTCTATCAAAACAACTTCTGGTATCAATCTAACGCAATCCCAGAAAAATACTATCGCTGGTTCTCTTGATAAATTTAACATTGCTTCTGTTCGTCCTACTATTGTAGATCCAGAAACAACAAAAATTAAATTGACAACAAACTTTAAGTTTAATTCAAATGTTACTAACAAGACAACTTCTGATTTAGAAACTCTTGTAAGAAAAACAATTACAGATTATAATACATCATCTTTAGAAAAGTTTGATGGTGTCTTTAGATTCTCAAAACTAACTGGACTGATTGATGATACTGATCCATCAATCCTTTCAAACATTACAACTCTTCGTATTCAAAAAACTATCGTTCCTGTTTTGAATACTGTCTCAAAATATAATCTTGCCTTCTCCAACACTCTTTACAATCCACACAGTGGGCATAATTCTGTTATGGGTGGCATTACAACCTCTACTGGTTTCTTTATCAGTGGAAAGACAACAGAACATTTCATTGATGATGACGGTAATGGAAACCTAAGAGCTTACAGCTTAACTGGTGGAACAACCAGAACTTATCTTGAAACAAATATTGGAACAATTAACTATGCGACAGGTTTACTGTCTATTACTGATTTGAATGTTACTTCTTCAACAGAAACTTCTGGCATTACCGTCACTGTAATTCCAAGTTCTAACGATATAGTTCCAGTTCGTAACCAACTTTTAGAAATTGATAGTGCAACACTTAGGGTTATTGGTGAGAGTGATACAATCGAGTCTGGTGGTTCATCTGCTGGAACTGGTTACACAACATCATCTGCATATTAAGGTTTAGTAAATGTCTGGAAATAATCCAACACTAAAGAATAAGATATCTCCTCATGTACAGGAACGACTTCCTGAGTTCGTGAAGTCAGATCATCCACTATTCACTTTATTTCTTAAATACTATTATGAGTTCCTAGAGGCTGGTGAACTAACTGTCTCTGG